CAAACTCTTTAAAACTTAAGTCTCTACCATAGATAGCTTGGGTTAAATTATCCACAGACCTATTCATCTGCTCTGCAGTGATCCTAACTTCTTTCACACCATCACTAACAACAGCATCGATGTTAGGAGATAGGGCATCAAATAATTGATCTAATTGTTTAGCTCTTTCATTGCTATTCAAAGCAGTCATAAGCTTCTTCTGGAAGCGCTCATCAGCAACAGGAGCCATTCTCCCATTACTAGTTCCTATATTATTCTGTATCTGTGTCTGATGTACTTTAGCTAATAATGGATCAACTTCAAGATCTGTTACAGCTTTACCTGCAGCATCTTCACCAATGTCATTAACAAATGCATTATACTCTAACCCATCAGGATCAGCAGTTAAAGCATCTATCATCTCATCAGTCTGAGCAGCCTTTCTAGCCTGCCTACGAGGTTCTATAGCAGCTGAAATAGGGTCATCAAATAGAGATAACTGTTCATCTCGTTTTGCAATGATTTCAGCAGCTCCTGAATCTCTTGGGAATAACTTAGCTTTCTTACTGAATGCATATGTAGCGCCTAATAATTCAACACCAGCTGAAAGCATAGCGCTTTCCATTACATTCTTTTTCCATCTAACATCAGGACTATCACCATCTCTAGTAGCCCAAGGTATATCTACACCTAACCAGTTTTCTAAAGTACCTGCTAAGTTATCATCTGTCTTTGAATGAGATGAAATCATAGCTACAGTAGTATCTACACCAGCCCAAGCTGCTACATTACCAACTGCTTTAGTAATAGCAGGTAGTTTCTGTGCCCATACAGCACCTTTAGCAACACCTGTAATTGCAGTACCACCAACCATACTAGGTATAATAACAGAAGATGCATCTCTAATCATCTTATGTGCAGGATGTTTAGAGCGTGGTGAATTATTATCCCACCATTGATCTACTGGTTTTAACCAAGGTACAAGACCTATAGCATCAGATGCAAAGTCTCCTACACCTAAAGCAGCTTGTTCTCCTACTTGTTTAATTTGTCCTAATACAGGTATATTATGGGACCACTTTTTATTTCTTTTATCTTCTTCTTCAGCTTGCTTTTGAAGCTCTTGATTCTCAATAGCCTCAGCATCTTCAGCTCTGTAGAAGTCAGCAGTCTGTTGCTCAAATGCATCTTGAGCTTTAGATGATTCATCCTGTTCATAGATGTTAGAATCATCTACATTGATAGGTATATCTGTCATTGTGCTACCTCCGGTTGAGCAAATCTACCACTATTAAAAAGAAATTCATAAGCTTCCCAATTTAATAGAG